ACCGAGGGCGACTACGAAATCAGCGCGCTCCAGTTCGAACCGAGCAAGTTCGCTTTCATCGACACCGGCGCACGCCTGGAAGAGCGTCCGATCAGCGTGATCCCGATCACCGTTGTTCCGGCGCCGGCGAGCGTTTCGCTGTCGTCGACTTCATCGGTTGTGCAGGGGCTGGCCGTGGCCACCATGACCATCAGCTGGGACGCCGTGGATGGTGCCGTCGGCTATGACGTCGAATGGCGCAAGGACAGCGGCAACTGGATCAAGCTGCAACGCACTGGCATGACCAACGTGGACGTGGTCGGCATCTACGCAGGCGCCTATGTGGCTCGGGTTCGTGCGGCGAGCGCGTTCGACATCTCGTCGATCTGGCGCAACTCGATCCTGACAAACCTGAAAGGCAAGGAGGGCTTGCCACCGGCGGTCTCATTCCTGCGTACCGTCAGCAAGGTCTACGGTATCGGCCTTGAGTGGGGTTTTCCACCTGGTGCGGAAGATACTCAGCGCACCGAGATTTGGAACAGCAAGACCAACGACCTCGCCGCTGCCGTGAAGTTGGCAGACTTTGCCTACCCACAGGCAAACCACGAAATGCAGAACGTAGTCCCCGGTACCAGCCTGTTTTTCTGGGCGCGTCTGGTCGACCGAACCGGCAACGTTGGTCCGTGGTTTCCAGCGGTGAACGGGGTCAATGGGCAGGTGAGTATTGACCAGGCCGAGTACGAGCTGTACTTCCTCGGCAAGATCCAGGAGTCCGCGCTCGGCCAGAAATTGCTGGAGGAAATCGGGAAGATCTCGGGTGATGGGGAGGGCTCGGTCAACGACCGGATCGAACAGGCCAAGCAGGAACTGGAAGAGCTGATCGGTGAAATTACCGATGCCATGGTTTATGACCCGGCGAAGCCGTATGGCAAAGGTGAAGTGGTTAGGCTCGATGGTCGCCTGTTTTCGGCGATCAAGGCTGTACCGGCCGGTACGGCACCTCCGAACCCCGAGTTCTGGTATGACATGGGGACGATTGCTGAGACCACCAATGCTTTGGCCTTGCAGGTTCAGCAACACAGCACACAGATCGAAACCCTCGATGGCAAGGTCTCGGCGCAGGCATCGACGATGCAAGCGCTGCAGGCTGCCTGGCGTGAAGATGATGGAACCGGTGCAATGGCCGATGCGCTTCACGGCTGGAAAAACACAGCCAGTATCGTGACCAATGACAAGGTGAGGGCGGAGGAAAACCGAGCGTCTGCTACCAGAATCACGACGCTTGATGCGGCCGTGGAAACCAACGCTGCCAATGTCACTTCTCTGGCGACGGCTGTAGCGACCGACAAGGAAGCGACGGCTCAGAAGATCGACACCCTAACCGCGAAAACAAGCGATGCCACAGCGAAGGCCGAGACTGCCAGCACCGTAGTTGCTGGCCTGAACGGTAAGGTTTCAGCCCTGACAACGATCAAGACATCCACCACGGTGGGCGGAAGAACCGTCATGGCTGGCTTGGCCATTGGCGTAGATGGCGAGCTGCAGGAGTCGCAGATCCTCGCGTTCGCCCAGCGCTTTGCGATTCTGGATGAGGTCAGCGGGCAGATGATCGCGCCGTTCGTGGTTCAGGGCGGCCAGGTGTTCATGAACACGGCAATCATTAGCCAAGCGTTCATCAAGGAGTTAGTGCTAGGCATGACGCTGCGGTCAGCAGCACTGAACAACCAGGGCCTGCCGCTTCTGGAAATCAACATTCCCGCGGGGACGTTCACGCTACGTGGTCAGTCCGACAGCGGCTATACGCTGCTCAACAACAACGGTATTTACGTCTACGACCTCAACTACATCGAGCGCGCAGCGCTCGGGAAGATGAACTGATGGATTACTACGGCGCGAGGACGAAGGACGCAATGGGAAGGGTGACGCTGGAGTCATCGACGATGACCGTTCGATCAGTCGTGACAAAACAGGTCACCGTTCCTCCGATCACCAGCGACTTCACCAGCTTTATCAGCATGCCGGAGATCACCGCGAAGTCATTCGTCTGCGTAACTTTGCCCAATCCGACCAATGAATTCGCGGCCCTGCCTGCCGTTTTCTGGTCGACGGGGCAGTTAAGGGTGCGGCGTGGGCCGGGTGTGGTGCTCAATGTTTTTATCCTGACATACCAATAGGAGCGAGCATGGACTACGGGTTCCGGTCGCGAAACGGGTCGAACTTTTTTCAGATCGATAGCGAAAACAAGGTTTTGAACGTCGCTGCATCGGGTAACTACGCAATAGGTAAAACACCTGCTTCGCCGACAACGATCACTACTGCCGTCATCACGTATTCATCACCGATCACCACCGCCGAAGCGCCACATGTTTTCCTCAACCCGAACAATCAAGGGATGTACCACACGCTGATTCACTCGGGTGGCCCTGGGAACTGGACGGGCTTTGCTTTCAAGCTTCACTTAATGGCGCCGTTCAACAGCACGGACTGCAGCGGTAAGTGGCTGGCTGCGACTTTCCGCTCGACCTCGCCACCGAATGAATATGATTTGCGGCTGCGCAATGCAGCCAATGAGCAAATCTTCGTTGGAGCGGACAACCTGCTGGTCCTGACAGGATTCCCGATCAACGAGGGCTGGTCGCTCGACAACAGGGGAGGCGAAGTGTCGGGCATCTACTGGAGTGGGTGCCAGATGCCCTGGACTGGGTCCTACGAGGATTATTTTCTCGCGTCCACTTTGCTTGGCGGGAAGATCAATAACGGCAACACAATCCTCGAGACTCCCTGCGGCTTTCATGCGGGTGTGCGCTCAACACTCAATGGTTATGTGGGGGCGATGGTCAGTTCCGAGGGTGGCACTGCCAAGAACGGCAGGACCACGTTTGCCGCCAGGCCGATGCGCGCGCTTTAAACCAACACACAGCCCGCCGATGAGCGGGTTTTTTTCGACCAAAAAAAGGACACACCATGCCTTGGCTCCGAGGGGGAACAGTCGCCGTCACCAGCGGATCAACGACTGTCGTAGGGACGAATGCCGATTTTGTGGCCAATGCTCGGGTGGGCGACGCGTTTGTAGGGCCTGATGGGCTGAATTATGAGATCGGCAATATCGCCAGTCCGACCCAGCTATCGATCATCCCCGGATATAAAGGCGCGACAGTAAGCGGATCTGCCTACGCGATCATGCCGGTGCAGGGCTATCCGAAACTACTAGCCGACGCTTTCAACGGCTTGAAGAACCAGTTCGGCGGCGTATTGGCAGTACTGGGCGAAGATCCCACCTTGGCCGGTGTTCGCGCCTCATTGGGGCTGACAAACTCGGATGGCCTGGCGGAGGGGGCGACCAACAAGTATTTCACCGATGCCCGTGTTCGCTTGGCTGCATTGACCGGACTTTCCATTCCCAGCACCCCGGCTGCGATTGTGGCCGCTGACACCGTGCTTGCAGCATTGGGCAAGCTCCAGTCTCAGGCGACATCGAAGGCATCGAAGGGCGTCAACAATGACATTACGTCTATTACTGGACTGACCACGCCTCTGTCCCGCGAGCAGGGCGGTATCGGCGGTGCCCAAGGTTTCATTGAAGGACTGTCGCTCGTCTGGTCTTCAGGCACAAGCATAGCCATACGCCCGGGCAGTGCATACGTCCCTTCCGTAGGAAAGGTGGTGACCTACCCCGGCGCCAATATCATTCCGAGAGGGGTGGTAGAAGTGAATTCCTTTGTGCATCTTTATCTGACGGATGCTGGAACCATTGACCAATCGCTAGACGCCCCAGTGCGCTATTACAACCAGGCCTTTCAAAAGACCGGTGATAACACTCGCAGATACATCGGCTCCATTCTGATAAATACAAATGCCCTGGGGGCTTACCAGTTTGTACACCGTCCGCTGGATGGTTCGATGATGTACACAGTGGCCAACCCGCAGGGAGCCCCCTTCCGACTGCTGAGTGCTGGAACCTCAATTGCCGCATTCACCATTCGCTCGATAGCGCCAGTCACTGCTCATACGCTGGAAGGCGCCTGGCAGAACGTTGGCACTGCTGCGGTTCAGTTCACGCCCTCGGATGCAGGAACGAATATCAACACGGGCTGGATGGTATTCGTTGGGCCAAACACGATTTTCAACGGCCGATGCCCAATCGCTAGCGACGGCACGATTACCTACAAGGGAACCGGTGGCGGGAACGCCAATTGTTATGGCCTTGGTTACTACTTTGACAGGTGAAATATGCCCTACGCGATTACTGCAACAGGCTGGCGGGCCATCAATCCCGATATGGATTTGATGGTTGGCGAGACTTACGTCGACGAGATTCCGCAGGAGCTGATTGACGCGATCGTCGCGCAAGATTTTTTGCGTGAAATATCCGCCATGCTCAACTCGCGCACCCGTCTGGCAACCGCGCAAATATCCGCACTGCAAAGCCGGATCGATGCGATCAACGATGCCATCGACGGCGACTACGCGCTCTCCGAAGAACTTGATGAAAAGCCTGCGCGAATATCGGCACTCGCCGAATGGAAAAAGTATCGCGTACTGCTCGGGCGCGTGACGGGTCAGCCGATCTGGCCAACTGAGCCCGCATGGCCTGAGCAGCCAGAGCCGTACAACGAAGAGACAACCGTGGCCCGTGCCGCCCCTTCAATCTGATATCGACAAGAAACCGAACCCGCCTTGAGCGGGTATTTTTTGCCTGGAGAAAAATATGAGTGTCACTGAAAAAGACCGCGACATCCTCGCCCGTACATTGTGGGGAGAGGCTCGCGGGGAGGGGGCCGCCGGGCAGGTTGCCGTGGCATGGACGATCCGTAACCGCGTGTTCGACGGCAAGGAGAAGTCGTGGTGGGGTGAAGGCTATGCCGGCGTCTGCCAAAAGCCGTGGCAGTTCAGCTGTTGGAACAAGACCGACCCGAATTATCAGTTCCTGATGGGCGTGAAGCAGATCCCGTTCCGTGAGCTGGCGCAATGCCGGGTCGCTGCTGACCAGGTCATCGACGGCAAGGTGCCGGACCCAACCGGCGGTGCCACCCACTATTACGCCACCAGCATCAAGGCGCCGGCCTGGACCGCTAAGTCAAGACAGACACTAACGTTGGGCGGGCATGTGTTTTTTAAGGACGTGCCCTAGCTGTACTCCAGATTTAAATAATTTATCGCCTACTTGATTGTTGATTTGAAATTGATATATACGGTTTGCATTATAAATTATCACCGACAAGCAGTTGGCTGTCTAAGCAGAGCCATCATAGCGAAACAGCGAAATTTAATTTGGCGCACATAGGCAGGCGGTGCATGCACTGTTGGAACACTCCGCGCCGGAAAACTCCGTTTTCTTTGTACATGTTTGCTTAGGATTTACATTGTGGAAACCAGCTCTGCAAGGGGGACAATCAGTCGTTGTGGTTTTATTAGGGCCGTCACCGCAGGCAGCTAACATGAGCGGTGCGAGGCCGGGCTGTTGTAACTCATTCATAAGTTTTGAAGCGGCGTATCCGGGGAATACTGTTTCAATATCGTTACTGGCTGCTTGTACAATAGTAGCAATCGACATTAAGCAGATCAGCGTTGTGATTTTAAGTTTCATTGGAGATCCCCTCCGGTATCTGTTTTATACGCTCATAACTGTAGTATCAATTTACTGAAAACAAATACTGCTTTGCGATATTAATAGTTCCAATTCTGTCCAAGACATTAACTGGGGTAGCTTCATAACAAATGATGCGCATTGGTGGCTAGTGGCTATTCTTGCCCGTAGTGACAGGCTGGCTCATCATCACCATTCCCGATTTGAAGACAGCGGCACATGGACAAGCAACTGGCGGGACTTTCAATTCTCATGACGATCGTCTGGGTTTCTGCGGTGTTACTGGTGATGTATTGGATGTCGCACTGAAGGTGATGGCTTTGGACAATTTTGTGCTCGGCGACAAGATGAAGCGCGAGGGCGACTGGCTTTTGGCCCAAATCGGGCGCGCTGATTCAATGATTGTTGCGGTGCAGGCCGGCGCTCGGGCAGAAGGGTTCGTGCTGGGGTTGGAAACGGCCGGAGCATTCAGGGCAGGCGACGCGGAGCGGCTCTATTCATTTTCGAAACGGCTCTGGAAGACCACCTCAAAGCGCTGGCGTCTTAGAACAGTTCCCCATCTCGGGGCGGCTCCTCGATCGGCCGTATCAGAAATTGGCCTTGGTTCCGAACATTACCAATGGCCCGGTCGACCTTGAACCATTCGAAAGCCTCAGATGGTTCGCCCTCACGCAGCACCATCTGTTCGGCGCGTTCTTTCGGCGTAGCCGGGTCCAGCCATTCCCGGGCGAGCTCTGGCGGGAGAACGACTGGGCGCCTGTCGTGAATGTCGACCATGCCGCCGGCGCTGTCGGCGGTGATGATCACAAAGCCGTCGTGCTCGCCAGGTTCGTGCTCCTCGTTCGGATATTGGCCGATCGCGGCGCAAAGGATCGGGGACTGGTCGCGATGCCTGATCAGGTAGGGCTGCTTCTTCGGCCCACCTTCGTCTACCCACTCGAACCAGTTGTTGATCGCGATGATTGCCCGGTGCGGCCAGATCGCGCGGAAGAACGGGCCGTGGGCGACTTTCTCCACGCGGGCGTTGATTGGCACGGCGCGGTCTCTCGCCCAATGCGGGCGCCATCCCCAGCGAACCATGTCCGCGTGCAGAAGCTCACCTTCCTGGTGGAAGAGGGCCAATTGAGTGGTCGGCGCGGCGTTGTACCGCTCGAGCGGTTGCTCACCCACCGAGTTGATCAGCGCGTTCGGCATGCTGAGCGCCGCTACGAAGTCGTGAATGCCGCTGTATTGGGTGAGTCGTCCGCACATTGCCGTGCCCTCGGGGGGACCTGATTCAGCGTAGACCCGCTGGTGCTGGCTTCGTCACAAAACCTTTTCCGGCGCATGTCGTGCAGTCGTCCCTGGCACCGAAGCGATCGAGGCACTCAGGACAAATGCAGAACGCCGCCGACTCGATGTGCGGGCGTAACTTTTCAAACGCCCGAAGATCCCGCTCCTCTTGAGCGACCTGCGCCGCATCGACGAGCGCCCGGTAGACGTCAGCATCCGCGAGAGGGTGGTGAGTAACGCCGTCAACCATTCGCTCGGTTTCAATAAGTCGGTACCGGCAACCGTTCATCTCCATCGCCAACCCGGCAATCTTTCCGACCCTACGAGAGATTCCAAGCGACAACCAAACTCCGTCGGGTTCGGAGTACACCTTTCCGTCATAGCCAGAGTAAGCGCCGCGCGGCTCACTCTTTGCGAAGTTGAATATTGACCGACTGATGGTGCCAAGCAACTCCCCGTTGTCGATGTGCACCACGTCATAGCTCGATGCGCCCCGGTACTGGCCAGGCATGCTCTGCAGTTCTTCCACTGCGTGCCAATAAGCTGCGTCGGCCATTTCGTTCATGTCGAACTGCTCGAGCTCGTCGATCAGGCCTTCACTCAGCAAATCCATCGCCATTTCTCGCAAGGTCGCCCGGTGCGCTTCGGGGCTTTGCTTACGGAAGTCGTGATCATCGAGAGTGGCTCGCCAGCGATCAAGGCGAAGGGATTTTGCTTGGTTGAAATTCATGAAACGGGTTCGCTGTACGAGTGCTGTATGTATGTACAGTAATCGAGGCAAAGCCCGTGGGCGAGAGTGAGGCGACGAGCTGTCAGTCGGGCGTCATCAAAACAGCCAAGGTCATTTTGATGAATTCTTCATTCCGATCGAGCGCGGCCAGAGAGCTGCGGACGTTTTCCGCGACGTCGGCGGATCCGCGCTGCTCGACCCAGAGGGTGAGCTCCATGATGGCGGCTTCAAGAGCGAGCTGGTTTTCATTGATTTTGAAGAGTAGGGAAGGGAGCAGATCAGAGTTTGACATTGGTTTCCTCCTTGGACGAAACCAGAGTAGCAGGGGATTCAATGTCGGCAGAACGCCGGAGAAGGGCAAAGTGCTGGATTATGCAGAGTCGGCATAATGCCAGCTGCTCAGTGCCCGATAGGATTTCAATCTTTACGTAAAATTTGAGGTCTTTTTTCGGGCCGCAATCATTCTGCGGTATGCGAAAACATTGGGCCGAATGGCAGTCTTTCGAATCGAATTGCGGCCCAAAAAATCGCATCCAAGCCGCAGCCCGCTTGATTCTGGCGCGGGACTTAAAATCCCCCGCTCGTAAGGGCGTGCCGGTTCGATTCCGGCTTCGGGCACCATCTTTCAACAAAGGCCTGCGAGCGAAAGCGACGCAGGCCTTTGTGCATTTCCGCTTCCCTGTTTTTGCTCTCTCCGCCTCGGGAGCGATGTTCGAAATCCGGAACTGCCAGCCCTTCGCCGATGCCGAAATAGCAACGACAACGACGAGGGCAGACACATGACTGACGAAAAAACCGAAGCGCCGGAAGATCTCCCCGATGAACCGACCCCTGCGCATTCCACTGAAGAAGAGCGCGAGCGCTTGAAAGACTTCAACAAGGACGGGATCCCGCCGGGGAGTTGCTGATCACAAGGAGTCAGGCGTTTCCCCGACGTCTGACTCTTTAACTCCCAGCGGCACTCGACTCGGCCTGCGTTACCAATTCCCCGCTGATCGCATCGACCATGGCCGGATGCTCCTCTGCTGCCACGCGCAAATCCTCGGTGACCCGCAACTCTGCACCCGTCGGCGAAAAAGTCGCTGCCGCTGCGAAGGGGGCAGGGTTGGCCGGCACCGGGCGTTTGCCGCGGCGCCAGAAGAAAAAGCTGACCATGCACAGATTGACCATTGCGAATACCCAGAACAGGCCGTTGGCGCCGAACGAGTTCATCACCGGCGAGATCATCATCGGGCTGATGGCCGAGCCCAGCGAGTTGATCAGCAGCAAACCCTGAATCATCGGCACCAGCGCTTCGGCGGGGGCGCGGTCGGCGGCGTGGCTGACGGCAACCGGGTACAGCGCGAACACGCCGCCACCGAGCAGAAACAGCATCGCTGCGAGCATGGTCGAGGACAGCGGCATCAGCACGATCACCAGCGATAAGGCAGTGCACGCCACCGCCAGCAGGGTCAGCACTTGCAAGCGATCCGTGCGGTCGGACCAGCGGCCGACCGGATACTGCAAAAGCATCGCGCCGAGGATCGTCCAGGCCATCATGCTGCCGACTTCACCGACATCCAGACCGCTGCGTTGCAGATACAGCGGCAGCAAGGTGTAGATCGCCGCGATGGTCACCCC